GAGACATTACTTGCTGATAGTGGAATAGATACTAACGATTTTGCTGGGTACATCTATAGTGAAGAGAATGACCGATACTCATTAAGATTAGGAGAATTTATGGCTCCTATGGTTAAAGCAATTCAAGAACTGACAGCAAAGAATGAAGAACTCTCAGCCAAAGTAGAGGCACTGGAGAACGAATGATAATCAACTGGTTATTAGCGGTAGTAGAAGATATGGAAATGGATATTACGCTTGACAGTAACAGGAACATAATCAAATAAAAAATTTATAACAGTTATAAAAAGGAGAAGTTATAATGGCAGAGAACAATCAAGAAGAATCTAAATTAGCTCAAAAGCTCGAATCAGAGGTTAAATTTACTGAAGAAGAAATGAAGAAACTATCAGATCTTCAAAACGGATATCAGCAAAAACAACTACAGTTCGGACAATTAAGAGTGCAGAGATTACAGATGGAACAGCAGTTTGCTGCACTAGATCAAGCAGAAGAACAGATTGAAAAGGAGTATACTGAAATACAACAGTCTGAAGTTGATTTGGTAAATGAGTTAAATGAGAAGTACGGTCCAGGTACTCTTGATCCTACAACTGGAACATTCACACCAGAAACAGTAACAACCTAAATTTCATAAAAGTCCTTAAAAGTAAAGGTTTGAGGATTGCCAGTTATATTTATACTTGATATGAATTGTTTTATATATTATTTAATAACTAAATAGGAGAGAAAATATGGCAGAACGTATTGTATCGCCGGGTGTATTTACTCGTGAAAGGGATTTATCATTTCTTCCTCAAGGTATTTCTGAAATAGGAGCAGCAATTATTGGACCAACAGTTAAAGGTCCTGCATTCACTCCTACAATTATCAGAAGTTTCTCAGAGTTTGAAGAAGTGTTTGGATCTACTGACAAAGATTATTACACACCTTATGCGGTAGAGAATTATTTACGAAGTGCCGGTACAGTGACCGTTGTTAGAGTACTTGGTTGGGATGGATATTCAGTTGACTTACTACAAGTTGAAGTAACAGGTGGCAGTGATCATGGAACAGTTTTGGCTGCATTTGCACCTTCTCGTGGCTCAAGTGGAACAGGGGATCTTAGTCTATCCACTGTAACTGCAGGAGGAACGGCGAGTAGTTTTGTACTTAATCTGAGTGGCAGTGATATTACTGCATTATCAAAAACAGTATCGTTTACTACTTCAAGTGCAGATTATGTTGCAGAAGTTTTTAGTTCTGATCCACAAGTTCAGAAGTCTGGAACGGACACAGTTCCAGTTTACTTGTATTCGAACTTTAAGTTTTGGCAGTCTGGCTATAGTGCTAGTATTTCCACGGCAGCTTTAACAGCCAGTGTTCAGACATTGAACCTTACGGCTACTCAGGCTTATTCAACTGCAAAGACACCGTTGATTCAGTCTCAGGCAGTCAGTAATGCAAGGTATGATTTGTTTAGAGTTTATACTCTTTCGCATGGCGATGAGGTGAACACTAAATACAAGATTGCTTTTCTGAACATTAAAGCAGCATCAGCAGTTGCAGGTAGTGATTACGGGACATTTTCAATGCAGGTTCGTGAGATTGATAAAATAACTTGGAAAGAGGCAGATGATGTTGTTCTTGAACAGTTTGATGATCTTACATTTGATCCTGATAGTCCGAATTACTTTGCAAGGCGAATTGGTGATCAGTATGTGACTATTTCTAATGATGATAATGGTGATTTAACTTATGCGGGTGATTATCCAAATATGTCTAAACACATCAGAGTTGGAGATTTTACAGAATTGGAAGCTTATCCAAAAACAGTTGTTCCTATGGGACATAAATCTGTAATTGATCCACATACTGGAACACTACCGACAGCGAGTTTTGTTCGTGTACAGGTACTCGAAAACGACCCAGATACATTTAATTCTAGTCGTTTTTATGGATTTGATTTCAGTAATCCTGATAATCAACAGTATTTGAAAGCAGTTCCGAGTACTGAAACGGCTGGAAGTAATGTAAGTATGAGTCTAGAGAATATGTTAGGACACTCAGCTTCATCTGCATCACTTGGATCAACTTCAACTGTTTCTGATGGTACTGAAAAAGTAACATTAGCACTTTCTCATGTTAAACAGAGAAAGTTTGTTGTTCCATTTCAATATGGATTTAACGGATTGAATCCTGGTGTAGCTAGACATACTGGAGCCAACATTGCAACCACAAATACACAGGGATTTAACTGTTCTTCAGCTACAACTGGTGGAACAAAATCTTACAAGAGAGCAATTACTGCAATAAGTAACCCAGATGAGTTTGACATTAACTTGTTAGTAACTCCTGGAATACTTCACAGATTGCATCCTGCTGTAACAAATCACGGTATTAGTAAAATGGAAGACAGAGGTGATGCATTGTATATTCTTGATGGTTTTGACATTGATGATAATATTTCAACTGCAACAAGTGCAATTAATGCACTAGATACGAATTATGCAGCAACATATTATCCCTGGGTCAAGATACTTGATAGAAATACTAACAAACCAGTTTGGGTGCCACCGTCATGTGTGCTACCAGGTGTGATAGCGTACACTGACCAAGTTGCTCACGAATGGTTTGCACCAGCAGGCCTAAATCGTGGTGGTTTGACAACTGTTGTTCAGGCTAAGAAACGGCTAAGTCATTCAGATAGAGATGAATTGTATGAAGATAGAATTAATCCAATCGCAACATTCCCAGGTCAGGGTGTAGTTGTTTGGGGGCAGAAAACACTGCAATCCAAACCTTCAGCACTTGATAGGGTTAATGTTCGTAGATTGCTGATTAGACTTAAGAAGTTCATTGCAAGTTCGTCTAGATACTTGGTATTCGAGCAGAACGATTCAGCAACAAGAAGTAGATTCTTGAATATAGTGAATCCGTTCTTAGAGTCAGTACAGGCAAATAGTGGATTAACGGCGTTCCGTGTAGTTATGGACGAAACAAATAATACTCCGGATGTGATTGATAGAAATCGTCTCGTTGGACAGATTTTTATTCAACCCACAAGAACAGCGGAGTTTATCGTTCTTGACTTTGTGGTACTACCGACTGGAGCTACTTTCCCAGAGTAATTCACAAATTACATATAAAAACAAAAAAACCCCGCCTCTATGGTGGGGTTTTTTATGCAAAAAACTATTTATATAAGAGAAGATTTAAAAACCTTCTAAAAAACTTGGAAAAATAGTGAAATTGAAAATAAAGGATTTTTGAAATTGTTTATATTTATATGTGAAACAGAAAATTTTATAGGAGAAACAGGATGCCAGAACTAATTGATCCGTCAGAAATAATGTTTACACCCTTCGAGCCGAAGACTAAGAATCGGTATATCATGTACATTGAAGGTATTCCGGCGTATCTTATCAAGACAGCTAATAGACCAACTATTACATTTGAAACAATTGAGTTGGATCATATTAATGTAAGGAGATATGTTAAAGGTAAAGGTGCTTGGGATACAGTAGAAATAACACTTTATGATCCTGTTGTTCCTTCAGCAGCTCAGGCAGTTATGGAGTGGGTAAGACTATCACACGAGTCCGTAACAGGAAGAGATGGATATACAGATTTTTATAAGAAAGATGTTACTATCAATGTTCTTGGACCAGTAGGTGATAAAGTTGAAGAATGGACATTGAAAGGAACTTTTATTGAGTCTGCTACTTTTAATGATTTGGATTGGGCAAACACAACGGATCCAGTTGATATTACATTGACTCTTCGCTACGATTACGCGATTTTACAATTTTGATTAAAGTATTACTTTAAGTGGTTATGAAAAAATATTGTAAATGTGGATGTGGGGATACTGTTAAAAATGAATGGTCAAAAGGACATTATTCCCGAGTTCATAATAATTGGGGACACAATTCAAAGTCAATAGAAAATTCAGCTAAAACTCGTAGAGAACAATATAAGAATGGTGAAAGAAAAGTTTGGAATGATGGATTAACTATTGAAGATGAACGAGTAAAAGAAAATTGTAAAAATCTTGTTAAGTGGAATACATCAAATAAGGCTAAAAAGGTTAAATCATCTAATATGAAGAAGCAATGGAAATCTGGAAATTTAAAAGTTTTATACGGAAGAGATTCTTCCAGATGGCAAGGCGGAACATCACCATTATCAGCAAGAGTATATGCATCTAATAGATTATATAGTGATTGGAAATTTCCAATATTAAAGAAAGCGGAATTTAAGTGTGAGGAATGTGGTGATAATAAAAATCTTCATGTACATCACGACAAAGAAAGAATGGCTGATATATTAAAAAGTTTTGTAAAAGATGAAAATCCAGTAGAAAAAGTAGTGGATTATCATATTTATAGTAAAGTAAGTGGAGTTGTTTTGTGTAAAATTCATCATATAGAACAACACCCAAGTTTAAATTTTTAACGGAGAATAAAAATGACTGAATGGGCAGTGGCAAATTGGGAATGGATTTTATTGGCATTTTACGTAATTGAGAAGGTCGTGCGTCTTTCGCCGACTAAGCAGGACGATGTTATTTTTGACATGGTTTTGAAACCTGTATGGGATAAAGTAACTAAGAAGTAATAAAAAAATTAAGTTTTAATTAAGAAAGGGTTATATATATTTAAAATGAGGTTGTTTGATCTAGTATAATCAAATATCTAAAAATACATAAACGGAGAATAAGCTATGGCTGAAGACAAACGCAAGTTTCCTACGGAAGTTGTTTCGCTTCCAAGTAAAGGACATTTTTATCCAGAAGATAATCCACTTTCCAGCGGAGAAATTGAAGTCAAATATATGACTGCAAAGGAAGAGGATATTTTAACATCACAGAGTTTGATTCGTAAAGGAGTGGTTCTAGATAAACTACTGGAAGCACTTGTTGTTTCTGATGTTAATTTAGATGATATTCTGATTGGAGACAAGAATGCAGTTATGGTTGCTGCTAGAGTTCTTGGATATGGTAAAGAATATTCATTTGAATATGATTGTCCTTCTTGTGGTGCCAGAAATAAAGATGAAGTTGATCTTACAGTTCTTGAAGATAAAGAAGTTGATTTCAAGAAACTCGAAAAAGGAAAAAATGAATTTGATCACTCAGAATTTGGAGAAATTGAAATTAAAGAAATACCGAGAATAAAAAAACTTGCTTCTTCACATCTTGTTAAATCATGGACAACTATTCCACATGTTACTCATCACGATGAGGCCGACATAACTGAAATGGAAGAATTTAGAAATTCATTAACAGATAATTTTACAGGTGAAAAAAAAAAAATTACTCCACTAGTATTTATTGTTAAAGCATTAGTAGAGGTTTTAAAAAAATTTCCAAGTTTTAACTCTTCAATCGATGATATTGAAAATGGAAAAATAACATTTAAAAAGTATTTCCATATAGGAATTGCGGTTGACACTCCTCATGGACTTATGGTTCCCAAAATAAGAAATG